TAGCAGAGTGGAAGATGCTAGAGTCGCGTTGGAAGACTGTAGAGAGTTGGTTGAAGTTTTGTGGAGCTGACAATCGTATACACGGCAAGGTATTTACACTTGGAGCAGTAACGGGTCGCATGACACACTCTGAGCCTAACATGGCTAACGTTGTATCGTCTGAGAAACCTTATGGAAAAGAATGCCGTGAGTGTTTTACTGTTAAAGATGCTGACAATTACAGTATTGTTGGTATGGACGCTAAAGGCTTGGAGCTTAGAATGTTAGCACACTACATGAATGATGAGGACTACATGGACATTGTGTTGCANGGTGATCCTCATACTGCCAATCAGAAAGCNGCTGGATTAGATACAAGGTCACAAGCTAAGACTTTCATCTATGCTTTTCTGTATGGTGCTGGTGCAGAGAAACTAGGCACAGTGGTAAACGGCACAGCTAGAGATGGCGCACAGTTAAAGAAGCAGTTTCTAAGTAACATGCCGACACTGGAGAAGTTGATACACAGAGTGCAAGGAGCATCAGAGAGAGGTAACGTTATAGGATTAGATGGTAGAAGAATATTTATAAGACATCAACATGCAGCATTGAACACACTGTTGCAAGGTGCTGGAGCCATATCTTGTAAGCAATGGAGTATAAGTATGCACCATTACATTAAGCTTCACAGGTTAGATGCTCGACTTGTTAACACAATCCATGATGAGTTACAATACGAGGTACATAATCGTGATGTAGACGAGGTGGTTTTAGGTGCTGACAAAATGATGCAAGAGGCTGGAAGGCTTCTTGGTGTAAGATTGGAACTTAACGCAGACGCAAAGGTAGGTAGAACATGGGCAAGTACTCACTAGAACTCAAGCACGGACAAGAAGCAGAAGAGACATTTGCTGAACTAGCAGAACTTAATGGATACATTGTAGAAGAAGCTACCAGTTACAGTAACATAGTAGAACACATAGATTTCAACCTTACATCTAGACAAGGTATCTCTGATTTTTCTGTAGACGTAAAGGCAAGGAAGAAGTCTAGACGAAACGATACGTGGTACGAAGATCAAATGATATGGGTAGAGTTTCATAACGTTGCTGGCAAAAGAGGCTGGTTGTATGGAGAAGCTGACAAAATAGCTTTTGAACGAGAGAAAGATTTTGTAATAGTTGACAGAAAAGATCTGACAAAATTTTGTGAGAGAGCTGTTGCTCCTATTTTTGTTAAATCTCCTGCAGAATCTCTTTACAAAATATACAGACGTAAGACTCGTAAGGATGTTATCAGCAAGGTTTTAATGATTGACATTGTTGATGAAATAGAAAATATTATTTATTGGAATAAAGTTGTTGACAATAAAAACAAAGTATAGTAAGCTGTTACAATCTGAAACATAGATAATATGAAAGGCTAAATCTATGATTGTACGAGGAACGGCCCAGTGGGCCTCAGTCTTTGACGTAAACGATTTGTCAGGTAAGTATCAAGTTGATATTTGTAATCTTGACAAAAATACCGTCAAAGATCTGGAAAAGCATGGTCTTACCATAAAAAAAGGTACAGACGATAAGAAAGAGTATGGTTCGTATATTACGGCTAAAGCTAGTAAGTACGCTCCAAAGGTGTTGGACAATAATGCAGAACCTATGGACGGTACTGTTCTTATTGGAAACGGCTCTAAGATTAAGGCATCTATTAGTCCTTACTCTTGGACGTTCAAAGGGAAGGCAGGTGTTAGTGCTTCTCTAAACTCCTTAATGGTTCTTAAACTTGTATCCTATTCTGGTGGTGCTACTGATGTACTAGAGCCAGAAGAGGTAGAGGATATAGAGTTTGAAGGCGGTAGTGACGAGGAGCTTTAAAGCCGATCTTTAAAGTTCTAAAAAGGTAGGTAGGGATAGTTAATAGGATCTATCGGTGCTAGAGCGAGGGGTAGTTGGGGCTACTGGCACACTTAATTCATAAAGAGGTAAACATGGCAGACATCGTTACACTGATACCAGACATACACAAGCTTCTAGAAGAAGGTAAAGAAGGCGTTAACGAGAGGCATTTAAAGGAGTTCTTTAATGCGTTACGTGAAGACATAGGCATCTTTCTTTCTACTGAGAAGAGAGAGAACAAAGGTAAACTACGTATGTCTTCTATTGGTAAGAAAGATCGTAAGCTGTGGTACGACATCAACAAGGGAACACAAAAAGAACTAGACGCACAGACTAAGCTGAAGTTCTTCTTTGGTAACCTTGTTGAGTCTTTCCTGTTGTTTCTTGTTCAGGAATCAGGTCACCTTGTAACAGATAGACAAAAAGAAGTAGTGGTGAACGGTATCAAAGGACACATTGACTGCAAGATAGACGGCATTCTAGTAGATGTTAAATCTGCTTCTGACTTTGGCTTTAAGAAGTTTAAAGACAACACACTATATGTTGATGATCCTTTTGGTTACGTTGCACAGCTAAGTGGTTACATTCAAGCAGAAGATGGTGAGAATGGTTACTTTCTTGCATACAATAAAAGCAATGCAGATATGACAATGTTAGAGCTAGACGAACTAACAATGATAGATGCAGGGAAAAGAGTTAACGATCTAAAGAAGCTGGTAAAGAGCAAGAAAATTCCAGAAAAGTGCTATGATGATCGTCCAGACGGAAAACAAGGAAACAGAATACTTGACAAAAACTGTTTCTTTTGTGACTATAAGATTGAGTGTTGGCAGGACGCTAACGATGGAGAGGGCTTGAGAGCATTCTCGTATGCTAACGGGCCAGTGTATTTCACACACGTAGAAAAGGAACCTAGGGTTGAAGAACTACTGATCTGATGACAAAAGTTGAAAGGGAACAAAACTTAACGTGGTATATAAAGTGGGCTTCATCAATCGTATTGATGTTAGGCATGACACTTACAAGCCAAAACATATTCCCTTATAATCTTTACTTTCATCTGTTAGGCACTCTAGGGTGGACTTATGTTGCTATTGTGTGGAATGATAGAGCATTACTTGTTATCAACAGTGTAGCTCTATCTATATTTATTAATGGTATAGTTTCAGCAACGGTGAAAACAAATGGCATATAGAAAGACACATCAACCTTGCAACGAGTGCGGAAGCAGTGATGCTCTTGTTGTTAACGAAGACGGAAGTACTAAATGTTTCTCTTGTGATAAGTTTCATCCACCTTTAGATGAGATATATGAGGAAGAAGAAGAGGAGGATGCGGAGATGAACCACACTCCTATGAAACCTAACCTACTCAGTCACGGTGAGGTATCTGCTTTACCAGAACGTAACATATCTTTAGATACTTGCGAGACATATGGTGTTACGGTTACTGCTAATAAGTTTAAGCATTACTATCCTTATCACAACGAAGAAGGTGAGTGGGTAGCGAACAAGATTAGATTGACAGATATAGAAGGTGGCAAGAGTTTCGTCACAAACGGTGAGTGGGAAGAAGCCACACTGTTTGGTCAGAACACTTGTAGAAAAGAAGGTAAGTACATCACACTGTGTGAAGGAGAACTAGATGCTCTCTCAGCCTATCAGATGATGGGTTCTAAGTGGCCTGTCGTCTCTATTAAGAACGGTGCTGGCAGTGCAATAAAAGACATAGAGAAATCTTTTGAGTTTCTCATGGGCTTTGAGAACATAGTAATATGTTTTGATAGTGACAAGGTTGGTAAAGCAGCTTCTAAAAAGATAGCAGAGCTGTTAGCACCTAAAGCTAAAGTGATGAAGCTCAAGCTAAAAGACGCTAACGATTATCTGATGCTCAACAAGATTGATGAGTTTATGAACTGCTGGTGGTCTGCAGAGAGATACACGCCAGACGGTATCATTGCAGGTGTAGACTTATGGGATAAACTAAAAGAAGGTCCAGCAAAGACTGCAGTTAATTACCCGTACAGAGGTATGAACAAGATGACCTTTGGTATTCGTATGGGTGAGTTAATTACAGTCTGCGCTGGTACAGGTATAGGTAAGAGTAGTTTTCTTAGAGAGATCATAGAGTACATATACAAGAACACAGAAGATAACATTGGTATGATGTTCATGGAGGAAAGTGTGCGTAACACAGCCGAAGCCATGATGAGTCTTGAACTAGGCAAGCAGTTGCACCTGCCTAACACTAAGTTTACTGATGAAGAGTACGAGAAAGCCTATAAAGATACTGTGGGGTCTGGTCGTTATTACTTCTTTGATCACTTCGGCTCTAACAGCATCGACAACATTCTGTCTAGAATACGTTACTTTGCTAAAGCTGTGAAGTGTAAGTATATTATCTTAGATCATATCAGTATTCTTGTAAGCTCACAGGAACACAGCTTTGATGAGCGTAGAACAATAGATGAATGTATGACCAAGCTTAGAACTCTTGTCCAGGAGCTTGATATATGTCTTATAACTGTATCACATTTACGTAGGCCATCTAGCGGATCACACGAGGAAGGACTCAACACATCATTATCTGATCTCAGAGGCTCTGCAAGTATAGGGCAACTAAGTGACATAGTGATTGGCTTAGAACGTAACGGTCAAGCAGACGATATTATAGAGAGACATACAACTCACGTTAGAGTAATCAAAAACAGGTTCTCTGGTCTTACAGGACTGTGTGCTAAGTTGTATTACGACTTTGAAGATGGTCGCATGAGAGAACGCGATCTTGAACTTAATGCATAAGGAGATAAACATGGCGAAGATTTGTAGTGTTATTGCTTTAGTGTTACTGGCGGGCTGTTCTGCTGGATGGAACCAAGCTCATCAGAATGGTGGTGGTTATGCGTATGTAGGTTGTCACGTTATACATCTAACACCTGTAGATTGCTATCCAGCACCAGATAAGTGTGCGTATGCTTTTGGTCCAGAAGGTGACAGGAAAGTAGGTCAGAAGATATACTTTAAACAGGTAGATGCCTACGGTAAGGTAGGTAGGCCAATGACTTCCAGACCTTGTAAAGAAGGTGAGTAGTGCCTCTTATATCTATCTATAAGCTAAGTGACGCTGACCTCCATGACAACAAGAACGTGTTGTTTGTGTATGCTGATCATCGCAAGCAGGTAGGTGATCCTGATGTTAATCACAGGTTCAGAGATATGGCTAATGCTCTACCGCTTGTTATAAAGAAGCACGGTGGAACATCTCCAGAGTCTTTTTGGAAGGACTCAGAGTTAGATGCTTTTAAGAATGAGTTTACAAACTCGTATGATAAGATTATAAAGGTTTTAGGCGGAACCAATGAGAGAGTGTATGGTGTCCTTTGTAGAGAGTCGTTAGATCACGATGACTTTTCCATAGATAGAATAAAAGAACACTCTGTTGAGGTGTACAAGCATGTAGCTTTTACGTTGTCAAGATTTTACACACGCTATAGCCCCATTAAATTGGAAGGACTTTAATTATGCCTTATAAAGATAAAGAAAGACGAAATGAAAACGCTAGAAAATATTATAAAAAAGTAGTATTTTCTAAAACGAGAGATATGGATCACGATTATTTTTTTACTAAAAAAGCTAATGCTTGTTTTCAAAGGATACCCAAAGACCTAGATGTAGATGAAAGTTTGTATATGGATGCTGAATATTTAAAAAGTATTTTTCCTTCTGATAAAAGATGCCCTATTCTTGGACTTTTGTTTGAAGTTCAAGAAGGTACTGCAGGAGATAATTCACCAAGTCTTGATCGAATAGATAGTAAGTTAGGATATTTAAAAACAAATGTGCAGTGGGTTTGTAATAAAGCTAACATGATAATGCACAACTCAACTCCAGAAGAAGTTATGGCAGTAGGTTTGTATCACTACCAAGTTTACAAAAAATCTAAGGAACAACATGAAACGATTCAGATCGAATTTTGAGACTAACTTTGCAAGGTTTCTCAAAGACAACAAGATTAAGTACGAGTACGAAACAAAGAAGATAAAGTACACACCTAAAGAACGTACTTACAATCCTGACTTTTACTTAGTAGACTACGACATTATAATAGAAACTAAGGGACGTTTAACTATGGATGATAGGGCAAAGCATATGCGTATCAAGGAACAACATCCTGATCTTGACATTCGATTTATTTTTCAAAGATGCAAAGAAAAGCTTTACAAAGGTTCAAAAACAACGTATGCTGATTGGTGTGACAAGCACGGTTTCGAGTATGCCGAAGGGGAGATACCAAGGAAATGGATGAAAACGAATTAAACGGAATACTTGAAGAGGAACGTAAACTCCTCAAGGACAACAGAGTATACCTTGTGCTTGAACTTAACGAAGAAGATCCTACAACGTTCTCTATGTTCTGTCTTGATACAACTGCAGATGATCCACAAAAAGAGCCTAATGTTTGTCAAGTTATAGGCAGAGGTCTTACAGATATTATTAGCAATGACTTAGAGGGCTTACTTGATCTTGGTCACGAAGGCATAGAACGAGACAAGAAAGGTGTAGAAGACAACGTTATAAATTTAGATAGTTATAGGAAGAAAGAAGAGGAAGACACTACACAGATAACGTTCTCTTTTGAGGATGGAGAAAAAGATGAGTGAAGATCTCGTCAATAGTCCAGCACACTACAATATGCTTGACATAGAGGCTATTGATCTGATAGAGATGTCTATGACTAAGGATGAGTTTCAAGGCTATCTAAAAGGCAACGCTTTGAAGTACATCATTAGATACAAACACAAAGGACAACCCAAACAAGATATAGCGAAAGGGCTATGGTACCTAAAAAGGTTAGAAGGAAAGATTGATGAGTGAGTTACCTACAGACTATCAAAAGTTCATACACAAAAGCCGTTACGCTCGTTGGATTGATGAAGAAAACCGAAGAGAGACATGGAACGAGACAGTTTCCAGGTTCTTTAACTTTATGGTTGATCACGTAAAATACACTACAGACGTAGACCTTTCCAAAGATGACACTATCAAGCAAGTCAAGCAAGCTATTCTACAGTTACAAGTTATGCCTTCTATGCGATCTCTTATGACTGCTGGCCCTGCTCTGAAGAGAGAAAACATTGCAGGATACAACTGCTCCTACATACCTATAGACAATCCTAAGTCTTTTGATGAAGTGTTATACATTCTTATGAACGGTACAGGCGTAGGTTTCTCTGTAGAAAGACAGTACATTAACAGCTTACCTACAATACCTGATCAACCATTTGAAGACACAGAAGATGTTATCAGTGTAGCTGACTCCAAAGAAGGTTGGGCAAGAAGCTTTAAAGATTTGATTGGTTATCTCTACAGTAACAGAGTACCAAAGCTAGACTTTTCTAAGATTAGACCTGCAGGAGAACGCTTGAAGACCTTT